AGTACATAGTCCTCCGGGTTGCGCTCTTCATACGTGAGGAGCCTGCCCGTAATCGGGTGTTTCGCATTGAGCAGCACACCCTGATTCCTTAGTGCCTTAGGTATATAACCAAGGTCTAGGACGTTTCCGATATGTGTAATCATACCAATACCGGGGACAGCGCAGTAGTCAATCCTCTGGATCGATTCCTGCCTTACATGCCGTCTGACGCATTCTTGCACAGGCGGCGTCATCGGCCCTGCAGGTTTGTAACCTGTAGGAACAACACGATTCACGAGAGTCATACGATCATCGTGCATCGGAGTAGTCATAATCGGTAGGTTCCTATCGAGTATGCTGAACGGTTCGCAGGAGACCATATTGGCCCCTAGCGTAACTGGATTGTCAAGGATAAGCTCTTTATGCTTACCCTCAGCAATATATCTCCCAGTATTACGAATCAAAATGTTCGTATTATGGAGCAGGACTTTGGTGAGAGGATCTCCCATCATTATCCCCTTGGTGAGTCGGACATACCTCAGGGTCGTACCGATCTCATACGAGTTCCCAATATCAGAAAAGATACCGGAACCGTTAAAAACAACATCTCTTCCTTCGAAACAGGTCTTGTTTATTATCCTTTTCAGCACCGGGGGTATCCCGCATGCTTTAAGCCATGCATTTCCGATTATCTTTGCGATATCGAGGTGCATTGCGTTGGTTGCGTCTGTAAAATCAGTGCATTCAACGTAGACGTCTTTATATTCGACAGTTTTGACAATATAACGACCATCTGGACTCGACTCCGATCGCACATGATCGAGATCGAATACCACTTCACGATTCTCCTGTTTGTAGAATTCGTTGAAGAAGTTCCAACCATGAGCGTCCTTGGACATTCCTGATTGGCTCGTTTCCACCTTCGTAAGTGGGTATGAAACGATTTTGTTCACCACGTCTAAAACGACTTTTAGATATGCTGAACCTTTGGTAACCGTTCTTGCTTTCGCAGGCTCTTTTACCATCGCGACGAAGACCCTCGACAACGTGTCTGGGTCCGTGTTCAATACCTCTTCTAGACACCTCCAGAAGATGTATTTACCTTCCTCAGTCTCAATATATTTGAAACCTTCGGTTGGTTTTCCAGTGAACAAATCTATAATATAGGCTGTTCTCCCGGATCGTGCCTCGGCAAGCAGATCTGCGATCGCTTGTAAGGTTCCTCCTTCCTCCCGGGTTTTCTCCCAGCAGGCGGATGAAGTAAGCGTGATAGCGGACTTAGTTGTAAGACCGCTAAACACGTGGTCCGGTATCGATTTAATGAAATTATTAATCGATACTGCGACTAGCTCCTTAATCTCCTCAGTGAGCGGGATTTTGGGCTCTGTTACCTTTCGAAGGAATTTCGCCTTCGATTGGTAAACCACAATTGGAGGGGGTGTACCCATACCCCTCGTCTGTGATAAGGTGCTTCGTATGGAACATGCCCATACGGAACCCCGAACGTTTATAGCTGCACGATACATCGGCACCATAAACGATAGCCACGTCGGGATTTGGTCTACAAATTCCTTCGTTGAGAAATATGCATCATTTGATGATAATGCATGTTTCTTGAAAAGTTTTCTGACCTTTTTAAGTTCAGAATACCTCGAGCGATACTCTAACGCCTGTGGTAAGAGTTCGCCGTCTAGAAACTCGTCATCCAATAGGACGTTGAGATTCTTGAGGATGAAGAGATCGAATTTCTCCCAATCCCAATCTTCATTCGGAAAGGCTAAATGCCTCTGAAGGAAGATACCCTCAACCGTCTTAAGACATTCTATGAGACGGGAGGAACGCTCTTTCCGACCCCGAAGCTCATTCGGGTCAGAATAGACAGATGCGACATCCTTCTTGGACCAAGAAGGGTGTGGCTTACCTTGGAGGAACCAGTCGATTTTCTTCTGGAACCTCTTCGCCCAATCTGAGACAGCACCTGCTATCTTAGTGAGCTCTATTAACCTG